TGAAGTCAGCCACGCGCTGTATGGTCTCGGGAGACCTCATCCAAGCCATGAAGCCCGCAGAGTTGTTGAACGCCAACGCTTCCTTCTGGATCGCATCGTAAAGCGGTCGCTGGTCGGCTACGCGCAGTTTTTGCGCTGTCGGCGCGTGTGGGATATTATCGATGATCTCGCCGTGCTCGTCGTAGTCGGCGGGAGACACAACATCGGACGGGCGCGTTACATGCGGATTTTGGCGCGGCTGGGTGGATTCGCGCGGCTGGGTGAATTCGTCGGCCTCTGACTCCGAATAGAGCGCGCCATGCGAAACCAAAAGCTTCAGAATGACGCGATCCCGCGCACGCTTTTCAGCCATAGCGACCGGATAGGCGTTCTTGTTATTGGCGGGCGAGGCTTCTCCGAATGACCATTCCTCGCGATCGCCAATCTTTCCGAAAGCGCAGATCACGGCAATCTTCGCCGCCAAGTCGCAGACTTGAACCGAAGGGCGCAGCCATACAATGCCTTGCTCAATGGCGACGCGCTCAAGGGCCTTGTGCTTCACAACCCATGTTGAGCCGTGAACTTCCCAAATCTCGTCGGACTCGATGCCGTACTTTTCCATGAAGTCCATGACGGCCTTGCTAGGTTTACCCATGGGAAATCACCCGCAGTTTGTTGGGATTGCGCGCCATGAGAAAAGAGGCGACCAGTTGCGCTCGTGAAACGATCTGTCCGACGCCGATCCGCTGGGCTTCGACCAAATCGACGGTTTCCGGATTGGCCGCGAAGGCGATCAACTCATCCAGATCGCGGATGATGCTGTCGATGCGGCGTTCCATCTGTTCCTCGGCCGAAAGCGCAGGCTCTTTCATGGCGTCAGAAACGAATTCAAGCGTTAGATCGAACATGACTAAGCTCCAGATCCCAGCGCGGCCCATACGGCAAGCGTGCTTATGAAAAGAACGATCACAACGAAGTCCACAACGTCTCGGATGGTGAGGCTGTGACGGGTGAGAAAGGATTTCATGGCGATCACTCCGCCGCCTGAAGGAGTTGAATTTCGTCATCGTCCTGCGCTTCAAAGACCGCGAGCGCGTGGGCATACTCTGCATCGCGCTGTCTCGTGGACAGACGCTGTACGGCTTGCCAAATGTCCGAGCCGCTGCCGTAATGGATGGCCGCGTGACGCAGAGCGTCCGAGTGATCCCGGCCAGCTTTGTTGATCGCATCGAGGAACGCTTCGTCGCGGGGCGAAAGATTGTCCTGATCGTAGACGCGGGCTGCGATGGTCAGGATTGAATAGCTGTCGGTTGCCATTTGCTTTCCCCTATCGATCCGGCTGGCCGGTGATTTGTTCGATAGAGAGAACCTACTTCATAAAATATGAAGCGTCAACAATATAATTCAGGAAATGTGAAAATAAGATTGGCCGCAATCAAGTTGACTTATCTGCGCACATTCGTGCAGATTGTGTCTTGGACCTGTCATATTGCCGCCCCAATCGGGACGAGTTCTTGATATGTTCTAGGTCGGATGGGACAGGGGGGGGTAGGATGGAGACGCCGAAGCCGCTGCAATGGCACCGACGCCACGCGATAACGCTAGCGGGTCAGTTGCCAGACAACCCTGATGATATGATTCTGGTGATCGCCGCCCTGCAAGAGCTTGTGGACAAATTCCTTGTAGACGTGCCCGCCGATCCGATCCAGATGAGCAAGAACGTGGTGCCGTTTAAGGGCTAGGTCTCTTGGGTGGCCCGTAGCGGGTCACAGACGGCCGCTCAATGGGCGGCTCCTCCGGTGCCAATTCCGCCTCTTCCCTCTCCCTAACGGCCTCTATCCGCCTCCGCAGCTCGGCGGGCATACCTTCTTCGCGGCCCCTAACCAGAAAGTCTGTGGTCAGGCCTGGGACACGGTTCGCAATCTTGATTGCCGCATCCAGCGATAGCCGGACGCCATTTTCGTATTGGCTATATGCGGTTGTCCCAAGGCCGACATGGGAAGCGAACTGCGCCGAGTTGTCGAACCCTTCTGCAAGGCGAACCCAACGCAGCCGTTGGGAGCCGGGCGATCTCCATCGCAATGGGTCACGTTTTTGCATCTGTTCCATATTATTTCAGAAAATATAAATTCGCTATTAAGGAGTTCTGATGTTGACTTCTTCAGGAAATATGAATACGAAGAGGCATGGCTGAGAGACTATGCACCGTTAGCGACGTTGTAGATGCACTCGGGGGCAACCTTGGAGTCGCTGCAATAACCGGCGTGAAACACACATCCGCCATTTCCAATTGGAAGCGGATCGGGAAATTCCCGGCCAAAACCCACAAGATCCTTCAAGACGCCCTCCACGAACGATCGATGAAAGCCCCGGACGATTTGTGGGGGATCATCCATGGCTGATGGCAACTGCTCATTTTGCGGCAAGCCAAGCGGTCAGGTTTTCCGGCTGATATCGGCTGACGGTTGCAAGATTTGCAACGAGTGCATTGGACGCTGCGCCGATCTGATCGCGGATGAATACAAAAAGGCGGCGCGTGAAATTGATCTCCCGCCTCGGGACGAACAAGCATGAGAACCGCGCCCGCCAGCCCATTCAAGAGGAAGATCAGAAGAACGAGAGAGCTTCCGGCCCAAGCGGTCCTGCAAGAGTGGTTTCACTACGACGCTCATAGCGGTGTTTTTACGTGGATCAAGGACCCGCCTAGGAAAATCGGCCCTTTCCTTGGTAAGGCCGCCGGCAACACAACTCGGCTCGGCTACTGGTACATTCCCGTTCCTGGCTACGGCAGGTTAGCAGCCCATAATCTCGCGTGGGTTTACATGAATGGCTGCATCCCATGCGACTTAGAAGTTGATCACATCGACGGTTCTCCTTCGAATAATGCGGCCTCAAATCTTCGCCTTGCTACCCCGAGGCAGCAGGGACAAAACAAAAAGGTACGATCGGACAGTCTCTCTGGTTTGAAGGGGGCGTCCTATGACGGGTGCCGGCGCAAGAAGAAGTGGAAATCTAAAATTATGGTCGGCGGCAAGTACGTCGCCCTTGGCTATTTCCACACGCCAGAAGAAGCGCACGTCGCATATTGCGAAGCAGCTTTGAAGCACTTCGGCGAATTTGCGAGGACGGCATGATCATCTCCGAGCATCTAACTTCACTGGAAAAGCAGGGAGCTGCGTAATGTCTGGTTTTCACATTGTCCTGTTGGTTGCGTGGGTAGCGGGTTCGCCAATCGTCGGCATTGCGGTCGGGAAAATCATCCACCGGGGGCAGCGATGAACCTCCATTTCAGAATGAAGAACCGGGCCACGGCAGGGGGGCAACCGCAGCCCGGATCTCACGCGCACAATACGCAGCGCGATCTAGATTTTACCTCCCTTTTGTTTCCGCGCAGCGAGTTCGCGCAAACGGTTCTCGAAATATTGAGGGTGCTGTTCTGGTCCTTCTGCGGCCTCGTTTTCGCACTCGGGCTTTTCCTCGCCTCCTTCTTTTTGTTCGGAGGCGAGTTCTAAAAGCTGCGCACTTATGCGCAGGCGGTTCAAAAGCATCGCGGTCTGCAAACCTAGCGATGTGAAGGGATCGAAGTCGTCGTTGTCGTGGTGTGTGTCGTTCTTCATGTTCGTTATTTGTCATGAAGGGATTTGTAAAAATGCAGGAAGATTTCCGTCAAATGAACAGTGCGGTTTCCGACTTAGCAGCGTTGAATAAAATGACCCGCTCTCTTGAGAGAAGCGAGGTTAGACGCTGCAAAACAGGGGTATTGCAGGCGCGAAAGAACATCGCGCGACGACTAGGTATCTCCGACACTCAGATCGAAAACTTCCGAGCGCTCCGCACAAAAATTGTTCCCCACTGGTTGATGAACAAGGTTCGCGCCGAGTTGGTGACAATTCTAAAAACGGAAATAAAAAATCTTGAACACGAAATCCAACTCCATCGGCAAGCTGGTGCTAACTATTCTGGCGACGCTCTGGTCTCGGCTGAAACTCAGCTTATCGCGGCGCGTGAAATCCTTTCGGGGAACTAACAGGGGCAAACGGGGGCACGGGGAATAATGCTTGATCAACTAGAAAGACCTCACCGCTCGGCGGATGAGGATAAGGGTTATTGCGCCAAAGCGAAGAACGGATCGGCACAGCTTCTTTCGCTGTTAAGAAAACATCACGCCGAAGTCATGCAGGGGAAAGAGCCTGATCCGCCGATTCCTGATGCGCCGGTAGTCCGCGAACTGCCGCCTATGAAAGAGCCGTGGTTCGGCGTGTTCCCGGATGATGTCTCCGACCGCATCTTGATTGCGGATATCACCAAGGCGTGTGCTCGACGTTTTAAGATACCGCTGCATGATTTGAAATCGCACAGCAGGGTTGGCGGCCTCATCCGCGCGAGATTCATCATGTACTTTCTGGCTTGCGCCTTGTCGGGCCGCTCCTCGGTTTACGTCGGCAGGAGGCTTGGCCGGGATCACGCGACTATCCTGCACGGCAAGAAGCTAGTCGAGAAATGGCGCGAGAAAGACACTTGCGTTGAAATGGATCTTCGGACCATCGCGGCTGCTGTAGGAGGCTCGCTTGACGGCTAAAGCACCTATCCACATCGTCTGCGCGCGCATCAAGCGGCTAAGCCTTCCCCAGCAGATCCACCATCTCCGCTCTCTGGTAGCTCAAGAGAAACCATTCTCAGTCAGGCGGAACGAGTTGCAGTCATTGCTTGAGGGAAAGCTTCTCAAGCAACTTCGCCGTGAAAGCAGGGCGGCATGATTGCAAAGCTCGCATACCTAACGACGCCAGCGCCTCAAGTTTACGTCCTCAATATCCAGATTTGCGGCTCCGATGAACTTCTCCGGTTTGAAATATCGGAGGGTCATCTAGCTAACATCGTTATCACCGGAACCTCGCTCGCATTGCGGGCTGCTGTTGTAAATCATCACCGCGTAACCGAAACAAACTCAGAAACAGGACGCGAAGATGAACGAACCGAGCATCGGGCATAACAGCCACGTCACGGAATCCCCCGCCACTAAATTCTCAAAGGACCAGCTTCGTTCCGTCGTTGAACGGATTGAGCGGCTGGAAGGGCAAAAAGCCGAGATCGCATCCGATGTCCGCGATGTCTACGCCGAAGCCAAGGGCAACGGCTATGACGTGAAGGCGCTGCGCACCATCGTTCGGATGCGCAAGCAAGACGCCAACGAGCGCCAGGAACAGGAAACCATCCTTGAGACCTACATGCATGCCATGGGTATGCTTGCGTGAAAAATCCATGGATGAAATTCTATCCTGCCGACTGGCGGGCAGATCCGGCTTTGCGTAGCTGCACAATCGCGGCGCGCGGGCTTTGGATTGAGATGCTGGCGATCATGCATGAAGCCGAGCCATATGGTTCTTTGCTTATCAAAACGCGCCGCGTCGATAAGAAACAACTGTCTGGCCTCGCCAATGTTCCTGAAAAAGAATGCACGGTTCTTTTGCTTGAGCTTGAGGGTATGGGCGTGTTTGAGCGCGACGATGACGGCACGATCTATTCCCGCCGGATGCGTAGAGATGCGGCCAAGAAAGAAAAAGCGGTCGAAGATGGCAAGAGGGGGGGCAACCCTACCCTTAAGGGTCAGGATAAGTCAGAGGTTAAAGATGAGGATAAAGCCCAGAAGCTAGAAGCTAGAAGCAAGAAAGATTCAGAAGCTAGCGCTTCTGGCGCTGACGCGCCTGTCGATCATCGAAAGCGGCTTTTCAGCGAAGGGCTTTCGAAGCTTGCGACCATGACCGGCAAGGGGCCGGATGCATGCAGATCCTTTGTCGGTAAATGCCTGAGTGCCGCTTCTGACGATGCGGTTGTAGTGCTCGGCCTGATCGAAGATGCAGAAAGAAATCAAGTAATTGACCCTTCAGCGTGGATCGCTGCGAGGCTCAAAACCGTGGAAAAATCAAATGGCAAACCAAAATCCGCAATCATTCAAGCCGCTGACGATCTCTGCCGAACAATTGCCGGCTTCGATGGCCCGAAACGAGGAACTGACGAGCTACGCAGCATCCCGCGCGAAGCTCCTCCTCGGCTGCTATCGAACGGGTGACGCCAACGATCCAACGACTTACGTAGCTGCGATAACGGCAATCCTGGCGAAGTTTCCCGAGGAAGTCATCACCACTGTCACCCATCCCGCGACTGGATTGCCGTCCAAAAAAAGCTGGCTCCCGACCGTCAAGGAGGTCCACGACGCTTGCGACGATGCCGTGGAGCCGATCGTCCAGCACCAAGCGCGGCTTAAGCGGATTGCCGAGCAATTGGCGATGCGGGAGCGGGAGCGTACCGGCGAAAAGCCGACGATCCAGCAATTGAAGGAAAAATACGGGGAGAGATGGGGGATTGAGCCGGTCGACCGGATCAAAACGGCAGACAATCTGGTGGAAGAAAACCGTGAGGCGCGAGAGCGCGCGGAAGCCAGAATGCGCGCCGAGTATGCCGAAATGGGGAAGGTGCCGCCGTCGAAATATGCACTCAGTCAGACCGCGTTGCGTATTATCCGCGAACAGGATGAAAACAGGGCAGCGTTTAGTAGCGCGGCCGAATAACCGCAGCAGGGGCAACTAGGGGCAACGAAATGAACGCATTGGCATCACGCAAGAAACTCAAGGGAATACCCGTGGAATACCGGCCGGTTGAAGGACCGACGTTAGAACGGCTTGCCAAAGCCCACAATCACTTCCACGTAGGCGACGACAAGCGAGGCGGCAGGATATACCAGTTCGTCGATAGCACGATGGACAGGCTCTACAGCCGCCTTACGAGGGCAACCAAGTCGAGGGCATTGGAAGAGGGCCTGCGCACTGAATACATCGCGCTTCAGAAATACAAACACCATTGGTTTTCGGCCGGTCTGCAATCCGCGCTAGGCTCAGCGGACCTCAACCGAATCTTCGCATCCGACCCCGGCTCAATGTCCGGCATGGCGAAGTCCGAAAAGCAAGCGCACCATCGCCAGCAATACCGGGCCGCGAGAGATACGATCGGCCACAAACCCGGCATCATAGTGGACAACGTGGTGTGTCAGGAGCATTCGCTCGAAATAGCAGGGTTTTCGGTCGGGTATAACTCTCGGACAACGGCGCGGGATAATGCGGAGCGCATTCTACGGGTGAGTGCGCGAAGATTAGCAAAGCTCTGGGGGATTGGTTGATGACTGAAGATCAGAAATACGAGATCGCTATCTTAGCTGAGGATGCCCATGAGAAATGGCAAATGCTGGAATGTCACCAAGCGCTTAACGTCTGCGGTAAGACGGCGGATGAGCTTTCCAAAATGGCTATTCAATACGAAATTGCCAAAACTGAATGGATGCAGGCGAAAGCAAAGCTGGCAAACGCTCAGAATCGTATTGCTGCCTCTTGACAATCCGTCAGAAATCACACCAAATCAGACAGCATCGTGATTTGCGCCCGCCCGGTTCGTCCTGGCGGGTTTTTCATTGGGGCATCCCATGGGTGATGTAATTGCCGGAATCGATTTTAGATCCGGCTATGCCAAGAAATACTGGCAGCACGACGTAGCAGACGAAAGGCGCAAAGAGGCGGATAGGCTTGCCAAGTCTGCCGATACCGCGCCGAGTGAGTATTGCGCCGTACCAGACGATGAACCGGCCTGACGATCGGCCGTTCAGCCCGCTTTTGTTTCGGCTATACGCAAGCGATCTTTCCGAGGCGGTTCATAGCCTAAGCCGAGAAAGTCAGAAATTGACGACGGTTGTTAAAATCAAGCAATCGATGCAACCGATCGATTACGCCCTCCAAAGAGCTTTATTCATGAGTGACCCGCTTCCCCCTGTGGATATCATGCCGGCCGCGCCGGTAGCAAAGCCATCGCCCGGCGGTTTTGTTGCCAGCATCCGCGCCATGATGGACGAAGCAAGGGCGGGTCTAACTCAAGCCCGCACAGACGGCCTAGCGAAGGTCGGTGATGCCGTTGCAAAGCTCGGGGAGGCCAAGACAGCGGTGACACAAGTCAGCGCATCCATGGCCCAGACAATCGAGGATGAGGCCGCCTCCGTATTGGCCGAGCTTGGCCAGATCAGCAATATGGGGCCGGAGTAGCCTTGAAAAACATTCAAAGAAAATCAAACAATGCCGCGCGGCGGTAAGAGAGACAATGCAGGCCGGAAGGTAGGCACTCCGAACAAGGCCACTCGGGAGCAGCGGCAGGCCGTTCTGGAGTCTGGATTGTCCCCATTGGATTATATGCTCGGCATCCTGCGGGATATTGAGATGCCCGCAGATCGGCGCGATTGGGCGGCTGAGAAGGCCGCGCCCTATGTCCATGCCAGATTGGCGGCGATTGAAGCGAAGCACGACATTTCCGACGCCTTGGCTGATTTATTGAAGGCGGTTGATGGTCGAACCAGAGGCATTCCGCAAGGCGGCTGACCAGTTCTCGGATTGGCGCTGGCGGCTCAATAATCTCTATTGGATTACCGACAAGCAGGGGAAACGAACGCGGTTTGAGATGAATTGGGCGCAAGGTGCCCTGTTCTCGAACATGCACTACATGAACGCGATCCTGAAGGCCCGGCAGTTGGGCTTTACGACGTTCATCCAGATTTTCATGCTCGACGCTGCGGTGTTTAATTCGGACATTCGCGCCGGCACTATCGCCCACACGCTGCTCGACGCTCAGACGATCTTTCGCGACAAGGTAAAGTTCCCATACGATCAATTGCCGGACGGCATCAGGAGCCACGTTCCGGTTATCAAGGACAGCGCCACTGAGTTGATGCTGGCGAACAACTCCAGTATTCGGGTCGGCACGTCGCTTCGGTCGGGTACGCTGCAATACCTCCACGTATCGGAATATGGCAAGCTCTGCGCGAAGTACCCGGAGAAGGCCAGAGAAGTCCGCACGGGCGCTTTGAACACGGTACAGTCTGGGCAGGTCGTCTTTATCGAAAGCACTGCAGAGGGGCAGGAGGGCCATTTCTTCGAGGTCTGCCAGAACGCGCAGACCAAGCAAAGAGCCGGGGCCAGGCTAACCCCGCTGGACTTCAAGTTTCATTTCTACTCGTGGCATGAGAGCCCGGAATATCAGATTGATCCCGAGGGCGTTGTCATCTCGGATGAGCTGGTACGCTACTTTGCCAAGCTTGAGGCAACCGAGGGCATCAAGCTAACCGACGCGCAAAAGGCTTGGTACGCCAAGAAGGCGGAAAACCAACTCGGCGACATGAAGAGGGAATATCCCTCGACCCCGACTGAGGCGTTCGAGGCCTCGATTGAGGGAGCCTACTATGCCGAACAGATGGCGGCTGCGGAGCTACAGGGGCGCATCGGATCTTTCCCGGCGCATCCCGGCATTCCAGTTCATACCGTATGGGACATCGGGGTCGGCGACTACAACTCGATCTGGTGCTTTCAGATCACTCCGGCGCGGATCAGGCTTGTTGGCTACTACCATAACAGCGGCGAGGGTATGCCGCACTATATCGCCGAGCTTGACCGCATGGCGGCGGCCAACAACTGGAAGCTGGGCCGCTTCTATCTGCCGCATGATGCCAAGGTGCAGGAGTGGGGGTCGGGCCGCACCAGGTTTGAACAGGTCGAAGAGAAGCACAAGGATACGTGGTTAATCCCGATCAACTCGGTTGATGACGGCATTAACTCGGTTCGCCAGATTCTAGGCATTTGCGAATTTGACGCTGGCCCGACATCCGAGGGCACTAAGGCGTTGAAGAACTATCGCAAGGAATGGGACGAAGAGCGCGGGATCTGGCGCAACAAACCGTTTCACAATTGGGCGTCTAACGGTTCGGACGCATTCCGATATCTGGCCGAACTGTATCGGGATCTTAAGCCGGAGAAGCCGAAGGCGAGCCCGTCGCAATCGGTTCTGGTTGCCCATCCAGACGGCTCGGTGCGGTCTACCTTAACCATTCAGCAGCTAATCGATAGACAAAAGAAGAGGCGGCAATAATGGCGACTTTCTACATCACGGAATTGTCCGAACCTCCTATATTTGCGGGCAGCGTCGTTTCTATCGCGCAGTGGCCGGCCATTGCGACGCAACAGATCACATCGCTTAGCGGGTCGTCTCAGTCGTCCAGCGCATTCAACGCTGGAACGGCTGCTATCTGCATTCACTGTGACGGAATTTGCTCGTTTGAAATCGGCACCGCGCCAACGGCGGTAACGACGGCCAATCGGCGGCCGGCTGATTTTATTGAATATATTGCTGTGCCGAAAGGCAAGTCGATCAAGATCGCCGCGCTGACTAACACCTGATGTCTGACCAAGCCACGATCGAATCCAAGGACGAGGTAAAGGGCGACAGCTCTTTCGTCCGCATGTGGATGGATGCCATATCCATTGCAGGCAAGGAGGAAGAGGCTTGGCGCAAGGATGCCGAAGATACCGTAAAGATTTACCGCGCCGGGTCTAAGTCGAAGTCTGACAATCCTGGCGGCACGGGCGATCGGGCGTTTAATATACTGTTTGCCAATATCGACACCATTGTGCCCTCGATCTACAATTCCAGTCCCGTTCCAGATGTTCGCCGCCGCTATTCGGACGAGGACAAGGTAGGGAAGCAGGTTTCGGACCTCATTGAGCGTTCAATCAGCTATTCGATTGATAGCTATGATTTCGATGATGTGATGAAGGCGCTGGCCCATGATATGGAATTGCCGGGCCGGGCGGTTTCGCGGGTGCGTTATTCTCCATATTTCGATGAACAGGGCAACGTCGTTCACGAGGAAGCCAATTGCGAGCATGTCCAATGGAAGGATTTTCGCCACGGGCCGGGTAAGACTTGGGTTGATGTGCCATGGATTGCGTTCCGGCTTCAGCTCACGCGGGACGAACTAAAGAAGCTAAATCCCAAGGCGGCAGGTTCGGTCGATCTCGACTCCACGATTGACGGCTACAAGGACGACGGCGAAACCCCGGCCGACATCTTCAAGCGCGCGACCGTCTGGGAAATCTGGGACAAGGACAACCGCGAAGTCATCTTCATTGCGGAAAGCTATAAGAACGCCCCGTTGGTTCGCGACCCCGACCCATTGAAGCTGACTGGCTTCTTCCCGAGCCCGCGCCCGATTTATTCCATCAGGACCTCTGACAGCCTGATTCCGGTCGTTCCTTATTCGACCTACAAGGACCAAGCCGAGGAACTGGAGAAGGTTTCCAAGCGCATTATGGCGCTGGTGGACGCGCTCAAGGCAAAGGGTGTGTACGACGGCAGAATGACCGAACTGCCTCGGCTGGCGGACGCCGACGATAACGAACTGATTGCGGTCGAGAGTGCGGCAAACTACCTCGACGGCGCCGGGCTTGAAAAGGCGATTGCATGGTGGCCGATTGCGACCATCGCGTCGGTTCTTAAGGAACTTTACGCCCAGCGCGACCAGATCAAGCAGACGATTTACGAAATCACCGGCCTGTCGGATATCTTGAGGGGGCAGACCGATCCTAACGAGACCTTGGGCGCGCAGCAATTGAAGGCGCAGACCGGCTCAATGCGGGTGCAGTCCAAGCAGGCGGAAATCCAGCGATTTGCCCGTGATCTGTTCCGGCTTAAAGCCGAGATTATTTCAACGAAATTCTCATGGGATACCATCACCACCATGACCGGGATTAACTTCCCGGCCAAGGCGCAGCAGGATCAGGCCAAGGCGCAAATCCAGGCAATGCAGCAGCAAGCGCAGCAGCAGGCCCAACAGATGGCCATGCAAGCCCAGCAGACGGGGCAACAGGCGCCCCCGCCACAGCCCCCTCAGATCCCGCAAGAGATCCAAGACATGCTCGCCATGCCCTCGCGGGAGGAAGTCGAGAAGCTGTTACGTAACGATACCATGCGCGGCTACCGAATTGACGTGGAAAGCGATTCCACCATTCGCGCCGACATGACCCGCAACCAGAACAACATGAACCAGTTCCTTCAGGGGACAGCGGAATACGCCAAGGCCATGGGGCCGATTGTCCAGCTTGATCCGCAGTTGATGCCAACCGTGATCGAGGTCTATTCGGCTTTCGCGCGCACCTACAAGCTCGGCAAGCAGGCTGAGGACGCGCTGGATAAGTTGTCGGACAAGGGCAAGACCATGGCGGAAAATCCACCGCCGCAGAAGCCGGACCCGAAGGCGCAGGCAGAGGCGGCCCGGGCCGAGGCCGAGATCGCCAAGGCCAAGTTGGGGATGCAGGCCGCGCAGGAAAAGCATCAGGCCGACATGGAAAAGATGCAGGCCGAAATGCAGATGAAAGAGCGCGAACTGCAAATCAAGCAACAGGAACTCGCCATGAAAGAGCGCGAGATGAACCTGACCATGGCTATGAAAGAGCGGCAGCACGCCATTGACGCCCAGGCGCAGGAAACCTCGGCAGCCTTAAATGCGCAGGCGATCGATCATAAACATTCGCTAGGCATTGAAATGATGGACCATAAGGCCGCGCAGGCGAAGCAGCCTAAGCCGGAGGCAAGGGCGTGAGATACGTCTGGGACCGCGACCGGCAGGCGTTCGTTGACCGCTACGGCCGCCCGATGGAAACCCCTGACCGCATCTGCGCTCCGCTGATCTGTTCCGATATCAAGCCGTATATGTCTCCGCTCGGCACGGGAGAAATATCCAGCCGGTCGAAACGCCGCTATGAGCTGGACAAGAGCAATTGCCGGGCTGTCGATCCTTCGGAATTCCGGCCGACGTTCAAGAACGAGAAATTCGCCCGCAAGCATGGGCTGCCCTTTGAGGGCTAACCAGGAGCATTAATGTCAGATACCGATACCGGGGCAGCACTCGCTGCACCCGACGCGGGGACTGTTGACACAGCCACCCCGTCAAACGAGGTAGTTAAGGACAATTCCTGGGATTCCATCGAAAGCACGATGGACGCGGCATGGGACAAGCTAAACCCGGCGCGCGAAGATGACGGTAAATTCAAGGGCGAAGCGAAAGCGGCGCCGGCAGAGGGTGAAACACCCGAAGCAGATAAACCTTTAGAGGCAAGCCCAGTTGCGGCAAGCCCCGAACCGGCAACGCCGGCCATCGGTGCTCCGCAATCCTTGCCAGCCGATTTGAAGGCTGAATGGGCCAAGGTTCCACCTAGCTTGCAGTCATGGACTGCCCAGCGGGAAGCCGAGGCCCACAAGCGCATTTCGGAGTTGGGACAGACGGTCAAGGCCACCGAGCCGATCCGCCAAGTCATTGACCACTACAGAGGCGATTTTCAGGCCCGCCAAATGGAGCCAGCACGCGGTATTGCCGCGCTGATGGAAGTCCAGCGGATGCTTGATAAGGACTTCGTGAGTGGCATCAATGCAGTTGCGGAGGCTTACGGAAAACCTAGTCCGTTCGCGTCGAGTCAGTCGCCAGAGGGCGGTCAGGAGAGCGGCCTTGTTCGCTCACTCCAAGCCGAAATTCAGTCTCTCAAGCGCGACGTTGGACAGACACGCGAGCACGTCATGGCCGAACAGCGTTCCAAGCAGGAGCGCGAAGCGGCCAACCTCGCAACATTGGTTGATGACTTCTCCAAGGACAAAACGGACTTTTCCGAAATCGAAAGCGATGTAGTCGCCCATATCCATGCTATCCGCGCTGCGGAGCCTGGATTGGACAACAAGGCATTGCTCGCCAAGGCATACGATGCCGCACGATGGGCTAACCCCACCACGCGGTCAAAGTTGCTGGAAACACAGCGCAAGGATGAAGAAACCAAGCGCACGGAAGAATCCAAGAGGAAGGCCGCCGACGCACAGAAGGCCGCTAAACTCAATGTCAAGTCCAGCTCGGGTGCTTCCCCGTCCCGCAAGGGATCATGGGAGGATACACTTGCTGCGGCTGCGGATGCAGCGTTCAGCCGGTGAGGTGAGGGGTCATCAACCCCATCTCATAAGGAACATGCCAGATGGCATCCCCGAACAGCACGTTCACGGAAATCGTGACGACTACCCTCCGGGAGCATCCGGGCGTTATCGCTGATAACGTCTCGGGTCACAATGCTCTGTACCGACGCCTCAAGACCAAGAAGGGCATCAAGAAGATCGACGGCGGTTATGAAATCGTTGAGCCGCTTGATTATGCCGAAAACTCGACGTTCCAGCGTTACAGCGGGTACGACACCCTGAATATCTCCGCTTCCGACGTGCTGTCGGCCGCGAAGTATTCGTGGGTCCAGTCCGCCGTTAACGTCACTGCGTCCGGCCTCGAATTGCGCCAGAACTCGGGCAAGAACCAGATCGTCGATCTGGCGAAATCCCGGCTTAAGAACGCGATGCGGACCGCCGCCAATAACATGAGCGTCGATCTCTACTCGTCCGGTTCCTTGACGAACCAGATGGGCGGCCTCGGCGCCATCATCACCTCGGACGGTACTGGCACCGTGGGCGGCATCGTCTCCGGCACCTATACCTTCTGGAAAAACCAGTTCCGCGAAATCTCAGGCACGAATACGTGGACGAAATCCACCATTCGCGACGAAATGCAGGCGCTTTGGCTGTCCTGTGTTCGCGGCACCGACAAGCCGGACGTTCTCATTTCTACGAATGATTTCTATTCGGCGTATTGGGGCGGCCTGACGGACAACCAGCGTTATACGGACAAGGACAACGAAGCCACCGCAGGCTTCCAGTCGCTCAAGTTCAATACCGCTGACGTGATCCACGATAGCAACTCGAACTTCACGGCGACCGGCGAAACGATGTACTTCGTCAACAGCGACTATCTAAAGCTGGTGGTGCATCGAGACGCCAACTGGTCGCAGTTGGATGACCGCAATTCGGTCAACCAGGACGCCGTTGTCATTCCCATCATCTGGCAGGGTCAGCTCACTTGCAGCAATCGTTCGCTGCAAGGTGTTCTGATCGACGCCTCGTAAAGAAGGAGAACTGAACAATGGCACTATCAGCAGGAACTTGGGCTATTGAGGACCCGCGCATCGGCATGCAGCCGATCGCGACGGCCTCCACCGTCCAGAACCATCAGCTCGGCTTGATTGTCCGCGCTAAGGATACCGGAACTACCGCCTACGGCTCGGGCGAATTCATCTATGTCAAAGGTGTTGCCAGCGGACTTGCGAAGTGCTGGGCCATCTACAACGCGGATGACTACACCACCACGCTTGCAGTGGCGGACGGCATCGGCCCGATGGGCGTCATGATGTCTGACCTGAGCGCAACAACCGTATTCGGTTGGCTCCAGATCAGCGGGAAGGCAATTGCCAAATGCCTAACCTTGTTCGCGGACAATGGCATCGTTTATCTGACCTCAACGGCCGGCTCGATTGACGATGCTTCCGTGATCGGTGACGTGGTACATTTGGCGAAAGGCGCATCCACGGCCACGGTTGGCAACCTCCATGCGGAGTTTGAAATCCACCGTCCGTTCTGCGAAAACCGCGTCTCGCTGACGAACTAATATGATCGGGGCGGCGGGCGACTGCCGCCCCTTTCTATCTCCGAGCGTTCCGGCATCTAAAATGCTGGACAACATGCGGCTTAATTGCCAACGCGGCTTGCGTGAACTTGAGCCGTGTCGGCCGCATCCGACCTTGATGAGCGTTGCTGCTGGTGGCCCTTCATTGGCAGACACCTATAAGGATCTGGGCGGCTATATCGTGGCCGTCAACGGTTCGCTTGGTTATCTGCTTGAGAGGGGAATAGTCCCGAACGCTTGTGCCGTACTCGATCCCGGCGACCACATGGCTGAAAACCTCGTGGCCGACAGGAGGGTGCGGTATTTTATTGCGTCGATCTGTGACCCGAGCGTGTTCGACAAGCTGAAGGACTGCGATGTAACGATCTGGCATCCGACCGCTAAATCCATTGGGGCAGACTATGACGAAAAACCCCTATCTGTTGGCGGCGGCTGTACTGTTGGGTTGCGTTGGCTTAATCTTGGTTACCTATTGGGTTTTCGCCGCTTTCACTTCCATGGTTTGGACTCTAGTTTCCGGGAAAGTACGCACGCTTACCCGGATCGGGCGGACAGCAAAGAGCAAATAACCGTCAACGGTCGGCAAACGCGGCCAAACTTTCTCGAACAGGTCAACGACTTCTTTGACGTGCTGGAACGGTTTTCCAGGCCCGACATTGAGCCGGTTGAAATCGAAGTGTTTGGCGACGGGTTGCTGCAAGACGAATGGAAGCGGCAGCGGGCGTCCAACCGCAACTATTTTGCGGGGCCTATCGTCTGTTGCGTCAAGACCGGCGACAAATACGGCGATGATTATGTTCTGAACCTGCGGGATGGTGTCGCCAAATTCATGGGCTGGCATCAATTCGTTTGCTTCACTGATAAGCCGGTCGAAGGCGTGATCTGCAAGAACCTTCCGGCCGATCTACCGGGCTGGTTTGCCAAGCTTGGATTGTTCAAGCTCGGACGGCCGCTGATCTACTTCGATCTGGACGTGGTGATAACCGGCTATCTATCGCCGCTTTTATTCTGGGATAAGTTCGGCATTATCAAAGACTGGTGGCTACCGGGCTTCAATAGCTCTGTCATGGTCCTGACCGGGCATGAGCGGGATATCTGGTATCGGTTCAAGCCGGAAATGATCCCGCAACTCACGCTAGGCGATCAGCAATATATTACGCAGGAGATACCGGAGGGCGAGACGTTCCCGGCCCAATGGTTCCCATCCTACAAAGCCAATAACTGCAAAGCAGCCGCTCCCGATGGGGCGCTTGCGGTTATCTTTCATGGAAACCCGAAACCCTCAGAAATTGGGGGATGGGTAAATCAAGCATGGAGTCTTAATGTCCGATCCTAATGCCCGTCTGCCGTCGATTGTTCCGCTCAATTTCTGGAAGGAATACGAGCCGCAGCCCGATGGCACGATGAAGGAAGTTGCCAAGGTCGAATGGACCCGCAAGGGAACGCAGAACACCACCACGATTGAGAAGATTTCCCGGCTGTCAAAGCTCGACATCAACGGCAACCCAAGTGCGATCTGGGAAGTGCTGAAACCGTCCTATGATAGGTGGCTGTCCGGTCAGGAGTCCCCGGTTGACGGCACGCCATTAGCCGCATGGCCCGGCGCTACCCCGCAGCTCGTCAAGGCGCTTGAACCCTATCATATCCGGTCCGTCGAGGACTTGGCTGACCTTACTGACGGCACCATGGCGAAAATCCCGGTGCCCGGCATCAGGGGTTTCAGAGACAATGCCAAGGCATACGTTACGGCCATAAAAACCACGGCTCCGATTGCCGGCGAGATTGCCGGATTGCGTGAGCAGAACACCAATTACGAACGCCGCATCAATGAACTTGAGGCGCTGGTGAAATCACTGGCAGCCGACAGGGGCATTGAAGTGACCGACGAAATCAAGCGCGGCCCTGGTAGGCCGAAGAAAGTAGCGGCATGAGCCTTTTAACGCTTGTCCAGGACGCTTGCGTTCGCCTTGGCATTACCAAGCCGGCGTCGGCCTATGGATCGGCGGACCCGCAGATTGTTCAACTGGTCGGCCTTGCCCAGCAGGAGGGCAAGGAACTCAATCGCCGGCACGCTTGGCAGCGGACCACCAAAGAGCAGACTTTCACGGCAACGGCCACCGAGGCGCAGGCAAGCGCGCTTCCCTCGGACTTCGACCGTTACATTGACGAAACCATGTTCAACCGGACCCGGAAGCGTCATGTCTATGGACCGTTGACGCCACAGGAATGGCAGTTTCAGAAATCGGTATTGACCTCGACCATCGTCGAGAACTGGCGGCAGCGCGGCAATAGCGTGATGATAACGCCAACTGCAACGGCCAGCGATACCTATGCGTTCGAATACGTCTCAACGAACTGGTGCCAATCGTCGGGGGCGGTTGAGCAATCGTCTTGGGCGGCCGATACCGACACGGGTTTGCTTTCCGAGGACTTGATGAAGCTCGGGGTGATCTGGCGTTTCAAGTCGGCCAAGGGCTTTTCATACGATGAAGAGTTTCGGAATTATGAGCTTCAGGTGGCGCAAGCCATCGTGCGGGACGGCGGCAAGAAAACCCTGAACATCTCGCGCTCCAAGACTAACCAGCCGCGCGGGATCTTTATCCAAGACGGCTCCTGGTCGGTCTAATGCTTAAACCGCTGCGATCCGGTAATAGACGGCGGGTTGCCGAGGGGAGGTCAATTCCGGCGCCTACGGAAGGGTGGGATGCGGTAAGCCCGCTTTCCAACATGAAACCGGAGCGCGCCATCGTTCTGGACAACTACTTTCCGCAGCCCGGCTATATCGAAATCCGCAAGGGATATGCGGCCTGGACCGATGCCATCTCGGCTAATCCCGTCGAAACTCTGATGGTTTATAACGGACTGACCGATCCGGCCAACAAGCTGTTTGGGGTTTGCAACGGGACGTTTTATGACTGCACGGCCTCGGGCGCCGCATCCGCGACCACTATCACCAGCCGATCGTCCAGCCGCTGGCGCTACGTCAATTATGTCACGTCTGCGAACACCTCCTATCTGTGGGCTGTTTCCGGGCTTGACGATCCGGTGCATTACAACGGCTCGGTTTGGGCGACGCCTTCGATAACGGGCGTTACCGGCGCTGATATCATCAATGTCAACGTGTTCAAGAAGCGGATATGGGGCGTCCTGTCGGGATCGATGGACGCTTGTTATCTGCCGCTCGATAGCATCGCGGGAGCTGCAACAAAGTTCCCGCTCGGCTCGGTGTTCCAGATGGGCGGCTATCTCGTCGCCATGGGGACATGGACGCTTGATGCGGGACTTGGCCCTGACGATTATGCGGTGTTCATTTCCTCCAGGGGGCAGGTAGCGGTTTATTCTGGCACTGATCCCGCGACCGACTTTGCATTGCAGGGCGTGTTCAATCTAGGCCCTCCGATGGGCTACAAGTGTTTTACGAAAGTGGCCGGCGATATCGCTCTAATAAACCTTGACGGCGTTCTGCCGTTGTCCAAGGCGCTGCAAATCGATCGTGGCGCCGATGCGGGCGTTGCGCTGACCCAGCGCATTAACCGGGCCATGAACACGGCGACGAGAAGCTTTGGAACGAATTTCGGCTGGGAGTTGACGGCTTATCCGCGTTCCACGATGGCAATTCTGAACGTGCCGGTGTCGGAGGGCATTACGCAATATCAATACGTCATGAACACGCTGACCGGCGCATGGTGCCGGTTTACGGGATGGGATGGTAATTGTTTTGCGGTGTTCAATGACAGGCTTTATTTCGGCGGCAATGACGGCACGGTGAAGGAAGCGGATAAAGGAGCGGTGGACGGTGCTACCGCGATCCAGGCCGAGGGGCAGACAGCTTATAACTATTTCAACGCCAAGGGCCTTCAAAAGCAGTTCGGGGAATTGCAGCCTCTTATTACGACGGATTCCGATATCACGCCGTCGCTTGGCGTCTCGACCGATTATCGAGACAACGCCACGATTGGAACGCCAACGGCGGCGGTGATTGCCTCTGCGCTCTATGACGGAGCGATTTACGATACGGACGTATATGCGACTGAAGGGCGAAGCTCGGCGGACTGGACCACGATCAGCGGCATTGGACAATGCGCTTCGGTTCACTTTCGGACCTCGACCAATTCGACCGGGGCGGTTTTGGTGCAGATCAACGGCTTTAATATCACGTTCCAGCTTGGCGAATTTCTGTGATTGCCGTCTTTGGCAAGGACCAATGGATTGCCGAGTATGTTTCATTCGGGATAGGCGAACACTTTTCCCCGCCTTATGTCGGCATCGGGTTCACGCGGGATAATCGAACGCTATGCGGCGGCGCTCTGTTTAATAACTGGACTGGCGCAAACATCGAGGTTTCGATCTACGGGCCGGGAGCATTGACCCGCTACGCCATGGGCGTGGGGTGCCGCTATGTATTCCGGCAGATCCGCGCGCAACGGATCACGGCCAAGACAAGACGAACTAACCGGGTGATGCAGAAATTGCTTCCCCGCCTTGGGTTCACCTTCGAAGGCGTACAGAAACGATACTACGGCCCGCATCGAAAGGATGACGCATTGCTTTATGCGTTGTTCCATGAGGATGCGGAGAAATGGATGAAATGAGCAGCCCTGCTTCCCCGCCTCCCGCTCCCGATCCGGTCGCGACTGCAAACGCGCAAACCGCGTCGAACAAGGCGACATCGACGACCCAGCAGGAGCTAAATTCGACTAATCAGGTCACGCCGCAAGGAACCTTGACCTATTCGCAAAATGGAACATGGGCGGACGGGACGCCGCAATATACGGCCACCACGACGCTATCGCCGGAACAACAGCAGCTTTACGATCAACAGACGGCCACTCAAGGCAAAATCGGCAATATCGCGTCTAACCAAGCCGACTCCATCGGGAATCTGCTTTCGACCCCGGTGGATCTCAGCAACGATGCGATGCAAAAGAGCCTCTTCGATCTTGGCTCGAAGCGACTCGATCCGCAGTTTGCGCGGGACTGGGATTCTCAGGAAACCACGCTGATGAACCGGGGCATTATGCCCGGCTCGGATCAGTACACGCAGGCGCAGGATGCCTTCAACCGCTCCAAGAATGACGCCTATGACCAGCTCGCCTTGACCGGCCAGGGACAGGCCGCGCAGTTGGCGCTACAGGCGCGTAACCAGCCGATCAATGAAATCACCGCCCTGATGTCCGGCGGTCAGGTCTCCATGCCCAATTTCGGGTCAACGCCGCAGAGTTCGGTTGCTAATACGGATGTGGCCGGCATTACTCAGCAGGGCTACCAGAACAGCCTTTTGCCGTGGCAGACACAGACCAACTACAATAACGCGATGATGGGCGGCTTATTTGGTCTCGGTGGCGCGGCCCTCGGCGGCTGGGGCATGAGCGGATTTAAGGGGATTGGGGGCAAGTAAATGGCGCTCATTCCCACCACTCAGGTCAACCTATCGCCCGACGACTACAAGCGCCGGATTGCCTTTGCCTTGATGCAACAGGGCGCGGATACGTCCCCGGTGCAGGCATGGACGCAAGGCGCGGCAAGGGCATTGCAGGGCGCGCTCGGCGGGTACGAAATGTACCAGGACGATCAAAAGCAGAAGTCCGACGACGCCGGCACCAGCAAAGCCTATCTGGACTTCCTAAATCCGGGCGCCGGTGCGTCTCCGCAGGCTTCGGCCATGCCGGGATCAGAAGTGCCCACCACAGGCGCTCCCAGCCCCGTCGCGACCGCGCTTTCCGAGCCATACAAAATCTATTCCAACAATGACCCTAGCCCGCTTGATCCGCCCTCCGGACAAGACCGGCTGAACATGATAAAGACCATTCTAGGGGAGGAAAACACCCCAGCAGGGCAGGCCGGCGTTGCCAATGTCATCCGCAACCGTGCGGTGGATGGCAGCTATGGCGGCGATACGCCGTCCGCCGTGGTGCAGGCACCGAACCAGTTCGAGCCTTGGAATACGCAAGCCGGACGTTCGAGGATGGTTGCCGCCTTGCAAGACCCGAAACAGGTAGCGCAGGCCGACGCGGCTATCAAAGGTGCCTATGGCGAGGGCGGACAGGCCCCGAATGACCCGACCGAAGGCAAGACCATGTTCTTTTCGCCGCAGGCACAGGCAGCGCTCGGCCGGTCTCCGCCGACATGGGCGCAAGGTCCGGGGCAAATGCTCGGCAAGACCGCGTTTTATGATGATAATTCGGAAATCCCGCCGAATGCCCAGCCAACGCAAGGGACTTCCCCGTATCAGGTCGCAGGGCCGCCCACAGCGGGTCCGCAGGCTTCCCCGGTAGCGCAGGCGCTCGCGCCGCAAGCCGCACCACAGACCGCCCCAGCGACTCCTGACGACCCTGCAAAGGCGCGGATCGCGGCGATGCTGCAAAGCCAGAACCCGCAAGAGCGCAAGATGGGGCAGGCCCTCGCCAGCGCCTACATCACGAGCAAGATTACGACGGACAATACCCCTGTTGCGGTTGGCGGCAAGCTCGTCACCAAGACCGGAAAGGTCATCTATGACGGCGCCGATGAACCGAAATGGGGCATTGTCGGCAAGGACAAATACGGCCAGCCGGTTTACGGTTATCCGCCGACCCGCGAGGATTACAACGCCCAGAAATCCGCGACGCCGCAGGTCGATACCACCCAGCCGGATTTGATGAATGTCCATGGCAAGGAATACATCGCGGCGCTCCAAAAGGATGATCCCGGCTATGCCTCACAAGTGCAGGCTGTTATCGAAGGCCGCGCGCCATATCCGACCGGGATGCTGCTCAAGACGGAATATGGTCAAAAGCTGGCACGAGATGTCACGCAGGCTGATCCATCATTCGAGGCAGGCAACGCAACCGCGCGCGTCAAGGTCCGCAATGAGTTCAAGTCGGGCGGCGTCGGTTCTCCCGCAGGCCAGATTAGTGCAGGCAATACGGCGCTTCAACATGCCGGCGAAATGTCGGATGCACTGGAGCGGCTGAAAGCCCCGGAAAATGAAGGTGTGCTAGGCAAGGTCGGGGAATCCGGTGTTCCTTTCTTGAGCTACTACGCCAACAAGGCGCATAATGCCGCCGTGCAGGGTACGCCGGAAGGCAAAGCCTATAACGACTTCATGACGGCAAAAAACCACTTCTCGGAAGAGGTGACGAAGTTCTACGCTGGTTCGGCTGGATCGGAGGCGGAACGCGCCCGCGCTCTTGCTAACTTGGATGCAGCCAAGTCCCTCCCCGAATTACGTTCCGCGATCAAGACGGAAGCCAATCTGATGCAGGGCAAGGTCAACGCCCTTCAGGATCGCTGGCGTAATGGTATGGGGCCGATGGTTGATGATTTCCCGCTTATCAGCAAGGAAAGCCAGGCATCGGTCGATCGTATCAAGCAGCGGGATCAAGCGTCGTCTCCGCAAACTGCACAAGAAGCATCATCGTCCGCGCCGTCCGGCGTTGATCCCAAGCTATGGAAGCACATGACGCCCGAGGAGCGCGCACTGTGGAAATGACCATAGAGCAGCAACGCGCTTTGGCGCTTGCGGGCGCAAGGGCTAGAGCGGCAGAGGCGGACGGATCGGACCAACCGCGTGGCGTCGTTGACAAGCTGCTGGGCCTGACCGGCGAACGCTATCAAACATGGCCGGAAAGGCTTGTTCGTGGTGTTGCAGATTCCGCAGTCTCGGCCGCTACCCTTCCGGGTGACGTAATGGCCGGCAATGCCCCAGTGCCGTCAAGCGAAAATGGGGGCGCGGGCATGGGCCGCGTTCTTGATTTGGCGGCCATGGGAACGCCAGTCAATCCGGCCGTTCGCGCTGGCGATATGGCTATTCCGGGGGCTAAAATGGCGCTGAAGGCTGAAAAGCCGGTGGTGCCTTCCACGGAAGAATTGGCTAAAGCCGGCGGGACTGATATACAAGCGGCCAAGGCCTCCGGCCTGGATTTGACTGGGGCATCAGTTGCCGCTCACAGTCAAAAGCTTGCACAAGAGCTTTTCGACAGCGGCATACACCCGGTTGATGCACCGGCAACGTTTGCCAAGTTGAAAGCACTTCAGGATGTCCCTCCCGACGCGATATTCACGGCAGCAAATCTCCAATCGCTCCGCGAATCCCTCCAAGCCACAGCCCAGAACTTCAATCCGCAGGCCGCAAAAGATCAGTTGGCATCCAGTCGAGCAATTAAGGGAATGGATCAGCTCCTTCCCAACATTGCTCCGCAGGATGTTCTGGCTGGAACCCCTTCCGCCACGCAAGCCCTATTCGAAAGAGGGCGCGGCAACTACGCCGCAGCGATGCGCTCAAACGATATTACCGGAAATCTCGACCGCGCAAATACCGGCATCCTTGAGCGTGCCGAGAATAGAGCAAAAGCAGCAAATTCCGGCCTCAACCTTGATAACACCATCCGCTCAAAAGTCGCGGCGGCCCTAGAGAAGCCCAAGGAAGTCTCCGGGCTTTCGGACGGCGAGATTGCTGCGCTCAATGGCGTGGTTGGTGGCGGCCCGGTTCGGAATGCTTCGCGGCGCGTAGCAAACTGGATGGGCGGCGGCGGGGGCGCGATGCAAACCCTAGCAACGGGTACGGGGGCGGGGATTGGTGCATCCGTGGGCGGGCTGCCAGGCGCCTTTATCGGCGCGTCCATTCCTGCATCAATCGGCGCTGGTTCAAAGGCGATCGCTAATGCGCTTGCCAAGCGAAGCCTCAACAAAGCGGATGAATTAATGCGAAAACGTTCTCCCCTCTATCAAGAGCGGGTAGCTAATCCAAAAATGTCCCTTGCTAGTCCAGCGAAGCGCGCAGCCATCATTCGCGCGCTGATGATGGATCAGACGCAACAGTAGATTTCCTTCGCATGTATTCTAGCTGCTGGTCGGCGCGGCATCTCCTGCATCTGCGCCATCCTTGCGGGCTTATGCCGGTATTTTCGCTGCTGTATTCGTGTCCCTTTGGGCAATGGGTTTTCGATTGTTGACGGCGCCCGTTTGCTGGCCCGCCTCTCGCTAGGCCCTCGTGGAAAATGCGTCGCTCGGGGACGATGACCTCTTCGTAAGTAAGCCCGCTCTGCGCGCGCTCTAAAATGGTGTCCGTCTTGAGACCTGAGATCTCCGCCAAATCAGCGGCGCGATATTTCATGCCTTCGATCATCACATAGCGAGTGACGCGCCGGTTGCGTGCCTGCTCTTTACGAGTAGCCCATTTGCAATTCTCTGGAGAGTACGGCCCATCGTTATCGATGCGTTCTAGCGTGGCATTGGGCGGCCTGTCCCCCATGTCCTGCTCAAAAATCTTGTAGCTGTCCCAGCGTGAACAGATCGAGATTCCGCGGCCGCCATAATCCTTCCATTGGCGGTATTTCGGATTAGTGCAGCGTCCCCGCATACCAATCCAAATCATGTATAGCGGCGGCATTTTCTTGAACGGCATAAACGAAAACTAGCACATCCCTTGCTGACAAGCAACGGAAAAGGAGAATCGACTTGTCCCGCAACGGATCAGGCGTCTATAGCGTTCCGAACACATTCGTTTCCGGCAACACCATAACGGCCTCGGGCCATAACGGTAACTGGACCGATATCGCGACGGAAATGACCAATTCCGTGGCGGCGGACGGTCAAACCTCGATGACCGGCCCGCTCAAGGCAGAAAACGGCACGGTGGGCTCTCCAGCCATTACATTCGCGGCCGATCCTGACACAGGCGTTTATCATATCGGTGCGAACAATCTCGGCGTTGCAGCCAACGGCGCGAAGGTTCTGGACGTTTCCACAACCGGGCTTGCTGTTACCGGGACGGTTAATTCTTCAGGTGCCGTAAAACAGGCAGGGTTCGCGCTTTTGCCTGTTGGCATCATCATGCCCTATGCGGGGACAACGGCCCCAAGCGGTTATCTGTTTTGCTTCGGCCAATCCGTACTACGGGCGAGCTACGCCGATTTGTTTACGGCAATCGGCACCACTTACGGCTCTGCGGACGGTACGCATTTTACGCTGCCAGATTTGCGAGGCCGCGCACCATTTGGCCGCGACGACATGGGAGGTTCGGCCGCCAGTCGCTTGACCTCCACAACGATGACTGCCGATGGTGTCACGCTTGGCGCAACTGGCGGCGCACAAACGAAAACTTTGCTAACTGCCAACCTGCCAGCCTATACGCCTTCCGGCTCGCTATCTCTCGCTATCCCGGTTTTCAATCTAACGGCCGTTTCTGGATCGACGGACACCACGCATATTTCGCTTGGTAACAGCGCCAATGGCTCGGGCGGGACTTTTAGCTCCTTCGTGACTAATACCTGGACCGGCACCGCACAAGGCGGCATCAGCACGCCCGTTGATAAAATGCCGCCTGCCATTGTCCTAAACTACATCATTTTCGCGGGCATCTGATGTCAATCTTCCCTCGCGTTGTGGACCTGTTCCACGGCGATCTGATGTACAGCGATGCCCATCATACTGACCCGGTTGCCGATTTCCGCGCGCTGGCGTCGGCTGGCATTTACGGAATGATCCACAAGGCAACGCAGGGAATAGGCGTATCCGATCCGGCCTATGCGCGACGTGTCCAGAATGCGCGGCTCGCTGACCTCTTGACCGGCGCCTATCACTTCAACACGGGCGACACGGTACAGGGGCAGATCAACCACTTCTTCGATGTAGCGCAGCCTGACTATCGAACGTTGATGGCGCTCGATTGGGAGGACAACAGAGCCTCGCAAATGACGCTTTCACAGGCTGTCCAGTTCCTCCAGATCGGCAAGGAAATGCTGGGACGGCCGCTATGGCTCTACAGCGGCAACCGCGTCAAGGAACATATTGTCAACGCCAGCGAAGAGATAAGGCAGACGTTTGCTGAATGCCCGTTCTGGCTCTGTGAATACGGTCCGGTTGCCAAGATGAAAGACAGCACTGGAAAGCCGTTGCCGTGGGTTGAACCGACGCTGTGGCAGTTCACCGGGGACGGCGTTGGACCGATGCCACACACAATGCCCGGCATTCTCACTAAGGGCATCGACATCAACAGCTTCCAGGGAACGCGCGACGATCTGGTCGAAGCCTGGACCGATAACGCTCTTACTTCCTAACCCATCACATCAAGGAGAACATCATGCCCCTGCCAACGCAGGCACAAGTCAACACGGCTGCGCATTATACGTCGGTCGTCGCCGCAACCGCTTTTGGAATTCTGAACTTACAGGCGCTTGGTATTACCTTCGATCAGGTCAAGACCGTTATCGAAGCGTTGGGATCGACGACCAATAGCATTCTATCGCTGATTAGCGCCATGACCGCTCTGTATGTGGCCTATCGCGGCATCAAGAGTTCAAGCCCGACCGGGCAGGCCGAAGCGATGGGCGCCAATCCCAAGGCCCTCGTCAATGCCGCGCCAAACGGCAAAGCGATCATCACCATCACTGATCCAGCAATGGCAACCGCTGCGCTCGAAGGCCAGCGCAAGGCCTCTTGAAAGGAATTCTCATGCGTAAATTTCTCATTCTTGCGGCTTTGGCGATCGGTCTCTCTGGCTGCACGACTATCTCTGCCGTGCAAGGGTACGCTATCACTCAAGGGCAGGTTGACGCCGCCCGGAATACCTATGACGGCACCGCGCTTGCCACGCTGAAAAGCTACGCTGGTTTGCCGCGCTGCGCTCGCGGAACAGCGTTCTCGCTGACCAACCGTTGCCACGATGCGGCGTTGCTGAAGAAGATGCGAAATGCTGACGCTGCCGTGAGTGTCGCGTTCAATTCCACTCAGGACCAGATCACGTCTGGCAACAGCAGCGGGGCGGTAGCCGCCTACAAAACCCTGCAAACGGCCATCGCAGCCGTGAAGCAGATCATTTCCGACAACAATCTCACCGGCATTTAGGAGTTATCATGGACCCCGCAACCATTCTTGCAGACGTACAGCTTGCCATTTCAATCGGCAAGGTCGCCGTCGAACTCGGTCAGGATGCCGCGCCGTTCCTGATCAACGCCTATGACATCGCGTTTGAAAACAAGACGCTCACGCCAGCCGACCGGCAAGCCATGCGCGATCAGGAATCCGCCATGCGCGCGTCGATTGATGGAACGATTGCCGCAGACGACGCTGCGGCAGGCTAAAACAAGGCGGGACGCCATGCCGGCAGCAACCGGCAGAGCGCCCCTAACCGCGCTGAAGCAGCGAAAGCTTCAACCCGGCTGGGAAAAATTCCTAGCTCAGAGACGTTAACGGCTAGGAAATAGACCGAATGCAAGAGCAGGATATAAAACACATCGTTGCGGAAGTTCTGGCCGAACAGCAACGACTGCACAATAACGAGATCGATACGGTGGTTCTCAAGACGATCGCCACCATCCTAACCTCATTCGGCATCGAAGAGGACGACCGCAGGGAGCTCCAAGCCGATTTTCGCCATCTCCGGAAATGGCGCAAAAGCACCGAGGCTGCGCAAGCCTATTCCTTCAAGGCGATCGTCACGATTATTGCCGGCGGCTTCATTGGGGCCGTCTGGATGGGCTTCAAGACCATCATCGGCAAGTAACAGAAAGCATCACGAATGTTGAAAACCGCTGTTATCGCGGCGCTTGCGCTCGCTTGCGTCACGCTACCCGCCCAAGCCCGCCAGAGGCACCACTACGCGCCTCGGACTGTTTCAGGGGAGGTTGTAGCCCATCCTTCCGGGTGCCCCTCACGCGCCTTCTGTGGCTGCGGGGCGGCAGTGCGGATCTTCGGGAACGCAATGCGTCATGAGCTATGGCGGGCTGCTAGCTGGTTCCGGTTTCCGAGGGCCGCGCCGGCTCCTGGTATGGCGGCTGTCCGAAGGCATCACGTCTTTGTCCTCGAACGGCATATCGGCGGCGATACTTGGCTGGCCTATGACGCCAACTCAGGCCGGCACATGACCCGCGTTCATCCCCGGTCCATTGCTGGCTACCAGATTGTAAACCCGCACGGGGGTCTTTCATGATGCGCATCATCCTCGCGGGCGCTCTGATCCTATCCTCAATATACGCCGCGCATGCCTTTGGTCTTGGGCAGGGCAACCGCTTCGGAAAGATGGGAGCATTTTCCAAAAAAGGCTCGGGCGGTGGCGGCGGGGGCACTAATTTCATTCTTCTGGTCGATGGTTCATCTCATCTCATGATGGTGGACGGAACCAGCCATATCTGCAAAGCTGGAGGCTGCTAAATGCGTCGTCTATTTCTTGCGGTTGGCTTTAGTGCCAGCCTGATTTCATCTGCATTCGCGGCTGATACTTCCGTCCCCAACATGACGGCCGGATCTGCATTGTCGGACACCGACCTTTTCTATTGCGCGCAGAGCAGCGGAACGACTGATCGGAAATGCACGGGCGCGCAGCTCAAGACTTATGCGAACACGTCTGCGGTAGATGCTCGCACAACCACGACCGAGGCAATCGCTACAAGCGACCAAAACAAGGCGGTGACGTTTACCAACGCCTCGGCGGTTGCGGCCTCGATCGCGGTAGCCAGTTCTGGAACATTCTTCAACGGATGGGCAACGACCCTTATCAACGAGGGGGCCGGCACTGTCACGCTGACAGCGACGACCTCCACAATCGACGGGGCGGCCACGCTGACGCTGGTCACGGGCCAGAGCGTTGACCTCTACTCGGACGGAACGAACTACTTCACGGCGAGGGGGCGGGCATCGAGTGGTTCCGGAACCGTCACCACCTCTGGGTCTCCTGCAAGCGGGAATCTCGCGAAATTTTCCGGTTCTACGGCGATCACCAATGGTGACTTATCGGGCGATTGCACGACCAGCGGAACGTTGGCGTCAACCTGTAATCAGTTCTATTCGCAGCATCCATATATCGCTAGCGGTTGGTATCTTCCTCCACTCACTTTGAACTTAGCGACTGGAGCGGTGTTTGTAGCAAGTCAAATCTATTGCAGGTATTTCAATTTTCCTACAACAGTTACCATTGGGACCGTGGGAGTCAACGTTCAAACCGCCAGTTCAAGCGGCAACGTTCAGATTGCGTATTATTCGGACGGTGCGGGACATCTTCCCGGCGCGTTGTTAACTAGCACAGCGAGCATAGCTACAGGTACGACTGGGACTAAATCCGGAGCCTTAGGGTCGTCTATCCAGATTGGACCGAGTGGCACGTCTACTGGCCGCGACGTGTGGGAATGCGTTAATTCGGATAATGCTACGCATGTCCTCGGGGGTTTTACCAATTATGCTGGAACGTCAATGGGTGCGCCTTCCCTATCTGGCCTTTTGTCTAACGCAGGCAACGGCAGCATCGACAGCATCAGTTGCAACGGCGCTAACTGCAATGGTGGTAGCAGCACGTTCAATACATGGCCAGCGTCTTTAGTTGGCTCAACTTGGACATACAATCAAACCGCAACAAGATTTCCTGTGACAGCTTTCCAAGTTACGTCGTCACCATAGGCTAGTGAGCATGCAGATAGTCAAGAAGGCGATAGCCGGTTTTCTGATCGGCTATTCGTTGCTGGTTCCATCTCATGCGCGCGTGCGTGGTCTCTGTGCCGCTTTTGGCATCTGCCAGTCGAATACTTCCCCGCTCGGGGTAAACTTGCAGCCGGGGAATGACTATCCATTTCTCAATGCGCTATGGAACGTCTCAGCCGGGTTATGGGGCTTCGGAGTAACTGGTCTTAATGGAAATTTGACGGACCTGCAGCTTGACGCGAACGGATGGCCTCTATCGTCATCCGTTGGGGGTAGCGGCACCGTCTACACCGACCAGATTAGCGTGCCTGTGCAAACACGACCGTTTGACAGTAACCTGACGGTGTTTTGCTTGGGCACCGCTACCGCGCAAGTTGTTGGAAGCGGATCATCTACCGTTTCTTGTCCAAGTCCAACCGGCACGGCGATCACGCGAAGTGGCGTGAGCCATGTCAACTTTACGGGCATCATTCCGGCAACGCATCTTACCGCGTTTGCGGTTGTCCCCACGCAATATGCGGCCCAATTTTTGAACGCTGGTTGCTTGACCAACCCGGCGCAGGTTGCGTGCGTAAGTCCAGACTTTATCCAGGTCGAAGCACCGTTTCGCGTGCTTCGCTTCATGGATTACGACAATATCAACCTGAACTTCAGTGCCGTAAGCTGGGCTACGCGGCCGGTAGTCGCTCAACCGTTCTATAACCATGCGAGCACGCAAACCTACTACGGCGGCGCGACCATCACGCAAGGGTTGCCGATTGAATTAAAGGTAGCGTTGTGCAACGCGGTCCAGGCGGCGTGCTGGATCAACATTCCCCTTGCCGCCTCCGATGATTTTGCGACTGGCGTCGCCGCCTACGCCAATGCCAATCTCAACCAGTATGCTTACTGGGAGTACATCAACGAGCCTTGGAACAACAATACCCTTCAGACACAACTAAAAAACCTCGGAGCAACCGCATTCAGCACGTCGGCATCATTTGTCGCTGGTATGAGCTACTACGAGAAGCAGGCCGATCATGTGATGGGTTTGATTACCGCCGCATCCAGCAACAATAAATATTATCGGGTTCTCGGCTTGGGTTCTAATCAGAACTCTCAAGGTACGACCTGCGGCAACTGCGCTAACTGGTGGTGGCTTGGCGGCCCGGCGCAGGGCAATCTGTGGAGCGGATGGTCACTTTCACATTTCGATGTCACCACGGTTGCTCCTTACATAACGGATGCGATCCCCGCAGCGTGGGGCGATCCTAACCTCTTAGGCAATGTGTTCACTGCCGTTCAGACTGGCGGCGGTCTGGTCCCAAGTTCGAGCGGAGCAAACACGACCACCAACACTGGGAACGATTACTCGCTGACATCCTCGTCGGCCTGCGGCAATGGCGCGATCCCGGCAACCCCATCGAATGGGACAATTACCTGTTTCAAGGCAAGTGCGACCAGCACAGGCAATACAACGCTTACGGTCGATGGAGGAACAAAGCTCCCGCTTTATTGGGTGGTGTCTGGAACAAATAGCATTTCGAGTTTTCAATTGGCTTCGTCCCCGAATGGCACCAACCTGGTATCAGGGACGACTTATTATGCCGTCTACACCACGACGACGGCAGCGCCCGCATGGGCTGTTGGCACGACATACGCAGCAAAGTTTCCTGTTTCTGCGTCGGATGGAAACACCTACTATTCAATCGCGGCCGGCAACGTCGGGATCGACCCAACTACAGACGGTGGCGTCCACTGGCAACCTCTTACGCCCGCATGGTGGAATTGTCCCAGTGGATGTGGTGCTGGTAGCTCGAACGGCGGCGGAATGATAACCCATACCGCGATCCCAATCACCACTCAGACACTCGCGACCATGAGCGCTCTTAGCGTCTCAATGCCCCTGACTTGCTACGAGAGCGGGGAGCAAATGGTAAATTCTGGGGACACATTCATTTACTACACCATGAGCGCCGCACTGGCAGATCCCCGCTGGATTCCAGCATATCTCCAATACTACGCGGCCGTAAAATCCAACGGCCAAACAGGTGCATGTTTGCACTACAACGATTTCGGATGGTCTATCTTCGGAACATGGGGCCTGAATTCGACAATGTATTCCGGGTCTGGGCTGGCTTCTCCGAGCCCAAAACTTCAAAGCGTGTTGCAATATATCCAGCAAAATCCCAAGGTGAGTTTGCCGTAGGGCTAGATGATCTTCCGTCGCAAGCCCAAAGCTGGCTTCTCAATAAATAGCCATGACGCCATTGAGAACCCGACAACGATCGGAAAGCTGATCGCAAAGCACGTTATGGCAGAAATGTTCATGCCGATGGCCCAAACAACCGTCTGAATGATTGGCGCGTGGTAAAGATAGATCCCATAAGAATGATCGCCATCCATCAAATACCTGATATGGGGAAGCTCCTTGGTGCCGAAATAGCAGACGGCATAAGCAACCAAGGATGGTCCGAAAACGATATAAAGGCCGTACCTGAAATAAAAGATCAGGGTAAACGCCAGCAAGGCAGCTACTGCGATGGCCCAAGAGGAGGGCGTTTTGTCTTTGAAGTGGAACAGCAGACTTCCAGCGTAAAAGCAAAACACTAACGGAAGCCAATGCTGTGTGCTGAATGCGCCACTCTGCCTGGTCCACAGATACGTTACGATCGTCGCCACAATAAAGCAGCTGAGCATTAGCCATCGACGATGCGATATCCCGACGATCATCAATCCGACCAATGAAAGGTAGCAGCAAATCTCTCCGGGAATTGTCCAGAGCGAGCCATTTACGATATCCCGATACTGATGTTTGAAGACGCCAGGAAGTTGGTAATGGATGAAGCCAACGATATTGCAGAAGTAAGAGTAAAGCTGCGCGTCGGCAAAATATTGTCGCAGGGGAATATCTGTCACCGCAGAGCCGAGAACGATGGCCGAAAGCGATACCTCTACCAGCAACGCTGGTAAGATTCTCAAAATTCTAAGTGCGACAAACTTCTTGATGTTCTTCAGCCGCAGCAGGCTGCCCGTCACCAGAAACCCGCTGAGCGCAAAGAACGCCGGCACGAGCATGTTGATGAATGCTGCCGCAGGTCCGCTCAATATGCGGCCGATTTCCTCGGGAGGCCTGGTGTAGAAAACCGCATGATAGACAACGATTGAGGTTGCCAGGAAAAGACGAACGAAATCAAATCCTGGCGCTGATCCGGCATGCTCATCAAGGATTAAACCGAATGTCGTATAGGGCCGCGCGGTTACCCTGATTTTGGCGTCCATCCCCCACCACTACCCCGCGCCTCCCTCAACCTGCTAGCGCAAAGAGGGTCTTGACAACCGGAATTCGGGCTATGGCGTTGGTTGGCCAGGAGCGTGCAGGGCTCTCACCTGCTGCCCCGATGGAGCGTCGGGTCTGCTCGCCGGGCTTGCGGCCCACACGAGCGTTGTTCGCTTAAGAACTGTTGTGCCGTCTTTCCGGCTGTCACCAACCCGCTTTGATCCGCGACTACCCGCCTTGTACTTCGGCAGCTACGCAAGGGAGCGTGGGAGCCTTGCGGCTTCTGGTACAAACCCTGTCTCTGTTTAGGATCCCCGGCACCATCCACACGCAATCGGACGGGCCGGGCTTCGCGGTGCAGCGATAGACGGTCCCAGGGGCGATGTAGATCGGGGAATGATATGCGGCGTAATAGATCATCGCTTTCGATTCCTGCTCAGGAGTGAAAGAAAGAAGGTTCCGGCTTTCCGTCACCTACAACCCGTCAGGCCCCACGTACCACCGTGGCTACAAAACCCCTTGCGGGGAAAAGGATTCGAACCTTTTTACTTACCTAATCTCGGCCAGCGAGCGGGAATTGAACCCGCCACTCTCGGTGTTCATCGCCCTTCAGGCGCCGATCCCGGTGACTTGTCGAAACCTGCCTTGAATGCGATTTCAGCCAGGACGGCCCCGACAGTCAGACACCCCTTATAAGCCGCATCGCCGCCCAGCATAGCTCCGCTATGTGCTGCGCCGTGAAGCCTATCCATCTGGTCTTGAGTGATGGTATAGGTTTTAGTGGCATGCTGGCCGTCGTGCTTGTCGAGTTCTTTTTCCCAATTCTCTTTCATGGTCTCATCCTCGGTGTTCACTTCACGTCCTCGGGGCTCAGCTTTAACTTGACGCAAAGCCGCAGCAATTTCGCCACTGGCTCAGGCACGGGATATTCGCCCAGCGCGTAGCCCTGAGAGGTTCGCCGGCCAATCCCGAGCCAGTCCCCCGCAAGGTGCTGGGACAGCCCCAGCGCCTTCAGAGCGGCCTTGTATTGGGTGGGGGTCATGCCATCGCCGCCGCTTCGAGGATGATTTCTTGATCGGTGGTGGCAGCGGTTGCCGTGGCCCAAGCTGCGGTTGCCTTCGCGGTCAGACGGCCGAGAAGGGCTTCGAAATCCTCGAAACGAACGCTGCGGTCAGACATGCAGGCGAACTGAGCGGCACCGCGCTGGCGATCGGCTTTGCGGGAGGCGCGGAAGGCTTCGACGTAGAGGGCGACTTGTTCGTTGCGGGTCATTTGCTTGCTCCGTTGTTGATGCGCACAACATACGCTAATTCTGCGTATACGCAAGTCCCGCGTAATCACGAAATGTTACAAGCCCGAGGCGGGCATCTTCGGCGGACTGAGGCGGTCAGCGATTACATTATTCAACGGATCCCCGACGCCCCAGCACATCGACCACGTATCTCCGCTCACGTTTAAGCGTGCGCCGGGTCTTCTTAGGTACTCCACCAAGCACGCAATATGATCTTCAATGGTGGCTTCCGCGCAACCGTTAGCTTCGGGGTTCATGATCATTGTGCCTTTAAGTTGGGTTCGGGAGTCCGATATGCCAGCGGAGGCGACAGGCGGTTTGGGGTGCACAAAACCTGATCGTCAACGTTTGCATCGGCCCAGGTCCAAGCGTCGTTCTCGGTTTCAAAGTCCTTAGAAACTTCGCGACCGGCGTGAATGATGACAAACTTGCCGTCCGACTTGCGAATAATATCCATCACCGGTTGGTTCCCCTTTGCACTGCATCAATAATGATAAGCGGGGCTATGAGCGCTGCCGCTATTCCAATAATGATAAGAATGTCAGTCACGCCCCATCCCCATTCGGGAGCGCAGCCCTAGCGCCGTCCCAGGCCTTTCTGGCATCGTGCAATTCCCGCAAGGCATCGTTCTCGGAAATCCCAAATGCAGAACAACCGGGGCGCAGAAGGTCTACGGCTATCCAGCCATCATCTTCCTGGGACCAGAAAATTTCTATTTTTGTGCGCATCACCACTCCTACTGATTAGCTCTGAAGCGGTCTTGGTTATTGCAGCCGCAGCATCCGGCCCGGAAACAGGCGCGAGCGGTCCAGTCGTCGATGCACGGGCGCGGGCAGTAGTAGCGCCACCAAATGCCAATCCATGCGCTCTCAAGCCAGCCCCAGGGCTGCCCGTGATATACCCGCATCACGGCCAGCCAAGTGCAAAGGTGCTGTCCTCGGGTTTCTAGCCAGCGTCTCATGGTCTTTCGCTCCTATTCCGGCACCGCCAGCCGCCATCGGATGATGTGGCCGGTGAAGCTGTTCGTCTTGTACCGCTCCGAAAACCATTTCCACATCGCGGCGTAGTCCTCGAATCCATCCGCCCTCGCAAAGTCGTCTATGTGACCGGGGAAGCGAGATGTGTCTCCGAGGGTTACGCCTGATGCTCTCAGCCCGACATAGGTACAATCCACACAGACGGCATCTGCAAGCTTCCGGCAATCTTTGGTGCGCTGCCCCGTATAAAGCTGCAACGGCTGCCCAGCCTTCGCTCTGGCCGATTGGCGTATAGTTTGCGTCTTGTGGCCGGAAGCGACCGCATCAGCAAATTGGTGTGAGAAGTTAATGGCGACCACGCCGCAGTCTCCCGTTGCCTACTGATTACCGAGGAGGCGACGGGATATACCCGTCAATCTCGCCGGCCTTGATCTTGGCGATCGCTGCCCGGAGTTCCTCTGTTCTCCGAACTGCATTTCGTTCATCCGCTAGGCTCCGCTCCAGATTAGAGCGGGAGACCGCGAGCATCTTCTGCTGACTACGGGATGCCCCTTTGCGCAAATAGAAATTGCCGCGTGTCGAATTGGCGTGGTTCAGATTCAGGATATCGGCGTCGTCGTAGTAGTCCGCCTGATATTCGGGCGCCTTTTCAAAGTCAGCCAGATTGCCTAGGCGTGTTAGCTCTAGCTTTGGCAGATCGTTCAGGCAGAATGACCGCCCGTCGCTCGGGAACGACCCGCCGACCTGCCAATAGGTATCCCGAAGGCGCCCGCGATCTACAATGGCGATGCGAGAGCAACAGTGGTAGCTGCCCCAACTGCGGTTGTCCGTGCTTGGGTCGGTATAGGACCATCGATAAATATCGCCCTCAGAAAGGGCATCGATAACGTCGCTCATGGCCTCTCACTCCTCTGCATTCACTGCTGGCGCTGGACCTTGGCGAACTGCTCCGACTCGTGAAGTTCGAAATTATCGGCAAAATATTTTGCGGCTACCAGCCACATATCGGAGTGGTTCTTTGGATTCCTGGCAACCATGTCGCCAGCCTTCGGGGAACCTGCCTCGCGATCGGGCTTGGACACGCTGACGATGGTCAGATCTAGGTCGAGGTCAGGCGAATAGGGAATCATCTCGGCGATTTGCGTCCTGCGGTATTTCGTAAATTCTACCATCGTCATCCTCCTGCCGCCCTAAGCGGCTTTGTCTCAAAAAACTTTGCGCAACCCAAACGATTTCAAAGACATCAGTCTCCGTATCAAGGAGTGTATCGCGTTATTTTTGGCATCTAACTGCTTGTAATCGTTAGAACGTGTCAGACATGTCAGCGCAGTGTCAGAGTCTAACGTTCCCTCTTCATTCGGTTTTTGGTTTGTTCCGGCCTGCGATCCTGATCCTCGCCACGTTGGCGGTAGCGTCTGCATCGACATCGCCGCGTATGTAGCCCTCGGTCGTCGAGATGTTGCTATGCGTGGCGGCGCTCTTGATGTGTTCCTTGGGCGCTCCGAACCCGGCCGCCTCGGTGATCCCGCCGCTTCGGGAGTGCATGTTTTTGACCTGCTTGGGAATCCCAGCCTTATCCGCGACCAGGCGCCACTTCCGGCGGTACTCGGTCGCATCATAGGGCATGCCGGTGACAGTGCTGCGGATGATGGGTCCGGAGGCCGGCAGCATCTCCCTCGTGACCTGGGCAGGATCTATGCCGAGCATCAGGCCGAACTCCTCCATGACCATCGGCGCCAGCTTGAGGTCGTATTTGAGGGTCTTCTGGCGCTTGCTCGTGACGTGTACGAGGATCATGTTCTGGTCGATCTCCGACCAACGAATACCCCGGATCCACTTCTGACCACGCCATATTACGTCCGACGTACCGGGTTCGGTTAGTGGCACCCACTCACCTATGACATCGCGTTGCCGCAGCATGGCCTCGAACTGGATGGCCTGGCCCAAGGCGAGGCAGTGCCACCCGAACCATTCACGCGCGGTCGCCCGGACGGCAGCAGCTTGCGCCGCGGTAAGCGTATGCTTGTTGGGCAGCGGGGTCTCGAACACGAGAGATTTTTCGCTCATGGTTCGGCACAGCCGATCGCACTCCCGGTCGTCCAGCATCGTAAAGCCGAAGCTAAACAGAACGCGAAGCAATCCCCGGATGGCCTGCCACGTCGCCGGCATGCGGCCTTTGTCGCTCCACTCCGCATGCCAGGCGTGAATGGTTCGCCCCTTGATGTCGCTAAGTCGCTCATCACCGTGTCGGGTCGAAATTCGGCGCAGCAGCGTGTCGTTGTTACGACGTGTGGTGTAGCGCTTCTTGTGGTATCGCGAATCCGGATCTGTCTGGTAGCAGTTGATCAGGGTGCGGAGGGTGCCATCAAAGACGGCCGGATTGGATGCGGTTTGCCCTTTGCTCCAAAGCACCATGTCGGCCTGGAGCCGTTGGCATTGCGCGGACAGGTGCATCTTATCTGTCTCTGACGGTTCGATGCCCTCCCATAGCCGGACGGTGCTCGGCGAGAAGCCGGTCTTTACAATCTCGGACCGCGCCTGCCAGTAGGCAACCCAGCCCTCTTTCCGCGGCTTCCAGATCAGGCCGGGCGCTTCGTCAATCTTGGGATGATCGCTCATTGATGGGCTCTCCGGGGGGAAGGGGCTTCCACGTTAAGCCCGTTGTGCTTGTCGAGCCACGTTTTAACCGCCGGCCGGTAGCGTCTCCCACCAAAAAGAGGCTGTTTCCTGGGGAAATTGTACTTGGTTTCAAGGGCAGGGAGGATCGTCCGGAAGTATTTTTCGGGCACGCCAAGCCAACGGATCAGCTCCGCATCCGTAAGATACAGCTTGTCTTTTTCGCGTTCCAGCGTTTCCGGAGCAGGCGACGTCATGCCTCTGTCTTTCTTTCTGCCTGAGGGAGCGAGGGAGGGGCGGGCAGCGGCATCCAGTGGGATGGATACAGAAGATCCCCTGATACGAAATCGAAATCATGCGGATTCTTTCCCGCGCGATACCAGGCATCAGTGTCATGGTCATAGGCGGCTTCGCAGACGTGGCCGCCATCGACAACAAGAACGTTGGGACCGAACGGCGGGAATTCGTAGTCCTCAATCAATCGCCATTCACTCACGCGCTCCTCCCACACGACTGCGGATAGCGGCGCACGCGGCATTCAGCCAAGCATGTCCCGGATAGCTCGCCTCTAAATGTCTGGCGCAGGCTTCGCGCTCATCTTCCCTAGCCTTGGTTATTGCATCCCAAGCGCGGGCTTTATCCACGCTATCATTGTATCGCTTCCAATCGGAATCGCCCATCCATTCGCAGTGCCGAGCGTCGTCCAGCCGAACGCACCGCTCCTCGCCGGCATTCGGGACCGTCCCGCAAAATTTGCAAGTTTCGCTCATGTCTGGTCTCCCGGTGTGGACACAGAAGCGCGGATGCCCTCGATTGTGGCGATAGCGTCCTGCACGGCCCTGATATCGCGATCCCAGATCGCCATATGCACGCCCTGTTCTTTGGCGGACTGCATGATTGCCAAGAGGGCGATCAGATCATGCGGGAATTTAACGGTGACGCCGTTCATGGTGTTTCGCTTTCCTGCGGAGAGCGATGGGCCACGTCACGCGCTAAGCGTTCAGCCCTCATTTCTGCCGAGGGGATTTTATCGATCGGCGGCTCTGCGCTCATGGAAAGCAGGCTGGCTTCTTCGACGGTCAAGCTAATCGTCGTTTGGTTGACCCCGTCATCGGACAAGATACAAAACCAGTTCCTGTCCTCGGACCACCACGCCTTGAGCTTCTGGAAGTCTGGAGACTTGCGGCGATGGTCGGCCAAGAGGGCCTGCGCCCGCTTCCAGCCTTCCTCCTGAAGGTCTGCAAGGTCATTGACGTATGCCGCTACGCGCTCGGCGGCGTCGTAAACCTCCTGGCTTTCGCAGCCGTGCTGCTCCATGAACCGGTCAGGGCTCATTTCGCTCTCCGGGCCATGATTGGCCGCGTTGCAGGTGCCTTTGCAAGAGCCACAAATCAGCGGTGCAATATCTTCCCAATTGATGTTCACGAGGCTTCTCCTGTGGTGTTGTAGTGTTGCGAAGGAAGCTCTGAAGCGGGGGACTCGCAGTTCGGCCGCGACAGCGCGAGATCCCGCAGCCGGTCAGCGACCTCGTAATTGTCCCAAACGTGATGCACACTGTTTTCAAAATCGACGGCCAATTCCTCGATTATTGCAGCGCGCGCTTTCGCCCTTTCGGCATCTATCAACGCCAGCGTTTGCTCAGTCGGTTGGCATTTGCCTACACCTTGGCGCCAGCTCATGATTGGCTTCCGCTTTGTGGGGAGGGGAGCGAGGACGCCTTTTCCGCGTCGATTAGATCGCAAAGGTCATCAATGTGCTTGACTACGCGGGAGCGGTTTTTTTGGATGCTGTTTTGCAACCGCAGTAGCCTCGCCTGCGTGTCGAGCGGGGATGCTCCGGCCTTCACGTCGTCTGACATCTGAACGATCACCTTCATGATCGCAGCAACGTCGCTCGATACTTTTAAGAGTGTTGCCATGGTCACTTGCCCTCCGTCGATGAGAGCGGGGGAGTCCGCTGGACGGCTCGCATCGTATGCCGGATGTGTGTTTGTGCGTTGGCAACGTCCGACCAGCGACACATGCCGTTGTCATCGACTTTGATGTCATCCAGAAAATCGGCAGCGCACGACCAGTCTTCCGCCCCTTGGGCAGGAGCGGGGATGGCTGAAGAGGCTGGATTCGAACCAGCGACATCCTGATTAACAGTCAGGCGCTCTACCACTGAGCTACTCTCCAATTTGGCAACATCGTCAAGGAAGTGGAAAAGCTCGAAAAACCACATATCTGCCTTCGCGCCTTGGCCCTCGTAAATGCGCTTGGTCCCCTCGCGGAATAGCGCAGCCTTTCGCGCTAGTTCAGCCGTCTGAGGATAAGTTTCTTTGGCAGCAGCGCGAGACATGCAGTCATTGGCAACCTGCCTCACGAAGTCCAAGGCCATCCGATGATTGCAATCACGGTCCATATTGTCAGTGCAGACAATAGCGATCTGTTCTAGGGCCTCAAAAGGTCCATTGATCACAGGATATTCTTGGGCAACATCGAGATAGAGGGGTTCGCAAAAGACATCTGCATCGTCGGCAAACGGCGGCTTTGTGGACCGATAACTCCACGAACCTTCGGTGTCGTATCGCCATCGCCATGCGACGGGCTGCGCGGTCTCAGGATAGGAGGGAGAGTCCGTCATCGTGACCTCAATGAAATTGCCAGCATGAAAGGATCGATGCCCTTGGATACCCACCAAGCTAATTCGTTGCCGAAATCATGCTGTTCGCGATGATGGCGATTGCAGAGCGGGAGCGCCCATTTGTCGCTCGACTTCTCTTGCTTGCCTGTCCATCTTTTACCGTGCGCAAGTGATGCGGTGCGGATGTGAGCCGCTTCAACTGTGGTATCCTCGCCGCAGATGCAGCACGGCAGCGACCGGATATAATTCAAATGCCGTTCGTCGCGCTGTCGCGGCTCACGCTGGCGAAGCTCAGTCATGAAACGTCACCCCGTGATTTGCCCCAAAAGCATGGATCAGTTCGATAAGGTTCGTCATTTCCTCTTTCGATAAATCAGAGGAAGATCGGCCAAGGTTCACAAAGCCGGTCCCGTCGAGATTGGGCACCATGCGAAGCTCACGCTTCAGCGCGTCGAGAAAGATCAGCTTCCAATCGTCTGCGGAAAGCCTGATCCCGTGCCAAGGCAATTGCGCCGAAACATCAGTAAGCATGGCCCACATGCGGTCATTCTGCGGAACCGACCGCTTCGGTGCCTTGAAATCAATTCGCGTCCCCTCGGGAAGCTTGGCAGCCCAATGGGCGGCGCGCTGCCTGATCTCAGGAGAGACTAGAACGAGAGTGGCGCGGGTCATTTAATCGTCCCCTAAAAAGGAATGGAGTCGTCCATGTCATCCCCGGATTTGGGACGCTGGGCCGGCTTCTCCTCTTTCGGCTTCACGCTAAAGGAAAGGGCAGGTGCCTTTGGCGATGAGCCCTCTTTGCGTTTCCAAGCCGACACCCAAAATTCAACGCCATTGACGTTCAGACTGCCCTTAAAATCTGGGTGCTTGTCCTCGCGCTTGTCGTCGTTCTTCCAGATAGACCCGCGATTTGTGTTGTCATATTCGGTCATGCCGTCATCCTCATTGTGTCAGTTTCGCCCTCGCGAAGGTCTGCCA